TTTCTCCAACGCATCATTTACCTTGACCAACAACTCCCCGAAAAATTCTTCTCCGTGATGAAATGCGAAGCTGAATACATCAGCCAAATTCGCTCTTAGTTGGTCCACTGGGTCATCGCTCTTTTTCACCCAGTTGGTTAGCTCGAAGATAGTATCCTTATTTATTGGTGCTAACCATAATTGCTGTCCTTCCATTCTCTTAAATCCATTCTTCAAAAACGTACATTCCAACAACGATTTCACACCATAAAGAATTCCTGACTTCGCTTCATCGGTATATTCTATTCCATATTCCTTCAAATACGCAGACACTGTTTCGCAATTAAACCATTCTGCCACTTCTTTCTTTACCGTGTACACCCCATCATCGCCATAGATCACTGCCATCACATACTTCCAGAAATAATACAGTGATAAATACTCAGGGGCGTGTCGTCTTGCCAAGCCTAACCATGCAATTATCAAATATGCAAAGTGTGCAAACGTATTTAAAATTACAGTCAAAGGGTTGCCCGATGGATTTCCTTGATGTTTCTCATATATGCTATTCTTACTGATGTGCACTGTATGTATCATTTCCTCAAATAAGGCATGTCGTACTTTATCATCTTCCTCACACCAGGTGGGATCGTTTTTCTTATACCACTCACATATCAAAAGGCATATTTCCCACATAAACATCGGATCAAAAATGCCATCAAAAGCATGAAAATCCCCTCCAAATGCTAGATTAGAATTTTTCTTTAATTTTCTCACTATTCTCGTCCATTCAAAAGAATAAGGGTCAATTCCCACTGCTGAAAAACTACTTATTCGATTCGAATAAAAAGTACAACAAAATGCCATAAAATATTTTCTGCATAACATTACAAAGTCTGCTGGTGGTAACATAAATGCTCTTGTTTTCCCTTTTTCGATCTTCTCTAAAGGTCTCCTTTCATCTTTCAAACAATCTGTCCACACACTCACTTTTCTCACTCCTTTCTTAGCCAACTTTTCCCGTAGCTGGTACTGCAATCTGAAATCTTCGCATGCTATTCCATCCTTACTGTTAATATCAAATAAGTATGCTTTCCCTTTTTCTCCCGATGGACGAGAGAGTGTCCATGGATACCCTGGAGAGGCACCCAAATTCATCCTGTCACAGTCATCAATAGTTTCATTCCCAAATACTGCTTCCCCATCTGTTAATTTTCTTGCTGTCATCGATACTTTCCAGT